CCGCGGCCGAGGCGGTTCGAGATCTGGAAGATGCGGATCGCGAGCGTGTCGCCGGGTCCGAGCGGCGCGCCCCAATCGGCGGTCTGCTGGGCGGCGGTATAGAGAACCGATGTCGTGCTGCTGGTCAGCGTCCGCTTGACCGCAGCCCCGTCGAGGATCTGGACATCGTAGCTTTCCAGGTCTTCAGTCAAGGGCACCTCGACCTGCTCCCAGGCATCGGCCACCAGCGCGCGGGATCGCCGCGTCCAGCGGATCGTCAGATCGCTCGGGCTGCGCGCCGTCCGCCACGGCTGTTCGACATGGACCGGCGCGAAGGGCACGAGGCCGCGACCGGCTGGCGTGAAGGCCAGCGCGGTGTAGCTGGCGTCGCTGATAGCCCGCGCCGCGGGGCCGATGCGCCAGTTCCATGGCAAACCGAGATCGGCTTCGGCGATCGGCAGCGGGGCAAGGGCAGAATCCAGAACTACCACCCGTGCACCTGCCGGTGTGGGATTGCCCATCGCGGCTTCGGTGCCGCGCTGGCCCCGCAAAAGGCGGGTCAGGCGATAGCGGCTGGGCGCGATCAGTTCGGCCGCACCCGCCTGCACGATCTCCCAGGTGCCTGGTGCGGTTTCCACAGCCAGCGCATTGGCGCCGCCGAACAGCGTCAGATCGGTGACGCTTTCCAGCGTGCCGGTGGCCAGATCGACGACAAGCGCATTGCCGATATCGAAGCGCGAGGTTGGGCCCCGATAGAAATCCGACACCAGCGTGCCGATCCGGGCGCGGCTGCCGAAGGTGGTCAGCAAGGCAAACCCATCCGCCCCTGGGCTGCGGAACACCGCCATCTCGCCCGGCCAGGGAACGGCGTGCGCCGCGACCATTGGCCGGTGCGCGGGCTGGTCCTCGGAAAGCTGCGGCAGGTCGAGCAACACGACATCCGGCGCACCGAAGACCACCGACCGGGTCAGCGTGGCCGGGCGCGGATCGCCGGGTGGCAGATCATAGGCGGCGCGATCCTGGCGGACGGCCTCAACTCCCCGCCCCTCGGAATCGGCGATGGACACAAGGCGCAACTCGATCTCGCTGCCGTCATGGATCAGCCGGATCACGTCGGCGGGGTCCAGGGCCAGCCGCGACGGCGGCAGGCGGAAGGTGGCGCTCTCGCGGCCAATCCAGGCTTCCATCAGCGCGCGGCGGCAGCGGCGTTCGGCCTCTTCGGGCGGAATTGCCATCGGGAAGCTTTCCAAGGCAATGCGCGTGGTGTCGACGGTGATGCGACGGGCTTCGACAAGCGCCGCATCATAGTCCTCGTCGGCGCGGGCCACCTGCCATTTCAGCGCCTGCGGCAGTTCGGTTTCCTGCGCGCGGACAAGTTCCAGCGCCTCGCCCTCGCGGGACGCCACAAGGTCATCGTGCGCCAGGGTCAAAACAGACGCCCGCCCGCGCATGACGAAGCGGATCATTCCTTCAGTCTCGATGGCATCGAACCCGAAATGTCGCGCCAGCGTGCTGATCGATGAGCGCGGGGCTTCCAAGGCGGTGATGGCGTAACCTTCAACGGCACCCCAGAGGCCGGACACGTCGATCAGGGCTTCCGGCATCCCGGCGCGCAGGCAGAGGTACCGGACCAGAGCCGCCAGCGACACCGCCCCCAGCCGCCCGGTCAGCCAGTGGCCCAACCGCCAGTTCGGTCCATCAGTCCAGACATCGGTCAGTTCGGGAAAGAACGGATAGGGCCGCGCGTCCCAGGTCCAGGCGGCGCATTCCGGCACATGCACCATGCGGCCGCCGTAGACAGACGACAACGGGTTGTTGGCCGGATCGTCCCAGTGCAGGTAGCTCGCCTCCAGATAAGCCCGCTGGATCGCGTCATCGCGCCAGCCGCGCGAGAAATACGGCGTGAAGCTTTCGGACGATTTGGGGTCGAAGAAGACGTTGGGCTGATTGGTGCCCCGGTCGATGGCGGGACAGCCCAGTTCGGTGAAGCGGATGGGTTTCGATTGCGGCACCCATGCGGTCGGCGTGCCACCCTCCACCCCATCCGGCCGGTTATAGTGCGGGTTCGTCCACCAGGCACGGATATCCTTGGGGCGGAAGACCCAAGGCTTGGCCGCCGCGCCATCGGTGATCGCTGTCCGGATCTGCGCAGAGCGGTCAGCGCCGCTGGCATAGAACCAGTCGAAGCCTTCGCCGCCCGCGATGTTCGCCTGCAGGTAGGCGCGGTCGTAGATCGCGGGCCAGCCTTCAAGCGCATCGGCGTGGTCGAAACCGTCGCGCCAGTCGGACAGCGGCAGGTAGTTGTCGATGCCGACGAAATCGATGTTCGTGTCGGACCAGAGAGGGTCGAGGTGGAAATAGACGTCGCCACTGCTGTCTTGCGGATGGTGGCCGAAGTATTCCGACCAATCGGCGGCATAGCCGATCTTGGTGCCGGCGCCGAGGATGGCGCTCACGTCGGCCGCGAGGGTCTTGAAGGCGGTGACGGCGGGATAGGTGCTGGCCCCCGAGCGGATGGTGGTCAGGCCGGGCATCTCGGTGCCGATCAGGAAGGCATCGACGCCACCCGCCGCTGCACAAAGGTGCGCATAGTGCAGCACCATACGGCGCAGACCCCAGTCGCTGGGCGAGCCGGTGAAGGCGACGGTCTCGCCGCTGACGCTGAAGTTGCCTGCCGTCGCCGCCCCGAACAGCGCCGACACTTGCGTGGCCGCCGTGCCGGTCTTGTCCACCGATCCAGCAAAACCCGCTGCCGGGGAACAGGTGATCCGCCCCCGCCAGGGGAAGGCGGGCTGGCCCGGCGTGGCGGCATTGGCGCTGTAGGGGTTCGGCAGCGTGTTGCCGGGCGGCACATCCATCAGCAGGAAGGGATAGAAGGTGACGCGCAGCCCGCGCGCCTTCATCTCCTGGATTGCCTGCACCACTGCAAAATCTGCAGGCGTGCCGCCATAGACCGGGCGATCATCGGCGTCGCGGCTGACCAGATGCGCGCTGGCCCGGCTGATCCCGTTTACCGACCAGTTGGCGGGCGTCGTGGCCTTGGACGCTACCTCGACACCCGGCTTCACCTTGCAGAACCCTGCGCGCAGTTCGTTGCCAAACCAGGCCACGACGAGGCTCACGCTCTCGACGGCCGGGGCCATGGCCTGCAGCCGGTCCAGCGCCACCACGATGTCGGTCTGGTCGGGCAGCGCGTTCAGGTTCTCCGCGACCGTGGCACCACCGCTGCCCTTGCGGATGGCATCGGTCGCATAGGTGAACTCGCCCGAGGCCGGGATCAGGGTGACGGACTTCACCAGCCCCTCAGCGGTGTCGGCATCGGCCAGCGGACGGAAGACTTCGAACGACAGCTGCGGCAGGCGGTTGCCGAAGGTTGCCAGCACCAGATCCTCGAACACGACATAGGCCGTGCCGCGATAGGCGGGCGTGTTGGCTGCGCCCATCTTGGCGGCGATGAAGGGATCGGCCGACTGCGCCTCGTTGCCGGGATACCAGCGCCAGGTCACGCCGGTCATGTCCATCGCCTTACCGTCCGCCCAGATGCGGCCGATGCCAGTGATCGGCCCCTCGCAGAGCGCGACGGCGCAGCTGGCATAGTAGAGGTATTCGGTGGTCTTGACCTTGCCGCCACCGCCGCCCTTGCCGCCACCTTGGGTGGTGGTCTTGGTCTCTTCGCGGAAATCAGTCGCCCAGATGATGTTGCCGCCGATCCGCATCCGGCCGTAAAGCCGCGGGATCACCGCGCCTTCGGTGGCCGAGGTGATGCGCAGCGTGTCGAGCCGCGCGCCTTCGATCCGTTGGGCCGGAGCGAGCGAGGATACGATCCAGCTGTCGACCACGGACCCCACGGTCGATCCGATGAAGCCACCGATGGCCGCGCCGGAAAAGCCGAGGATCGCACCGCCAAAGGCCCCGCCGATGGCAGTGCCGACAGCGCCGAGGACGAGCGTGGCCATGGAAAACTCTCAGCGTTGGGGAAAGAGAAAGGCGAAGGAGATGCGGCGCCGCCAGGTGGGGGTCAGCGGTTCCTCGATGACGCCGAGCCGCTCATAGGCATGCAGGAAGGTGTCGGGACCGGTCAGGATGCCGACATGCTTGGCGATGGCGCGGGGCATCATGCGAAACAGGATCAACGCGCCGGGCGGAGCATTGCCGGGTGCGATCTCCGGCATCATGCGGCGCGCGCCTTCAGCCAGAACCTCACGCGGTCCGCTTTCGCCCCAGTCCCGGCTGTAGGGCGGGATTGGAAACGGCTCTGGCCCCACCACCTCGCGCCAGACACCACGCGCGAGGCCAAGGCAATCGCAGCCGACGCCCTTCAGGCTGGCTTGGTCGTGATACGGGGTGCCGAGCCAGGACCGCGCGGCGGTGATGACCAGATCGGAATCGACGGGTGTCACAGCACCGCCCCCTCATGGCCGCCGTCGGTGGTGGCATAGCGCAGGACTGCGTCCTGGCCGGGGATGTTGGGGAAGCCCCGGAAGTTGGCGACATTGGCGAACTTTGTGCCACAGGTCGCGATCCGCTTGTCGCACCCGGCGCGGATGGTGAAGGTGTCTGTCCCGGCGACGGCGCGCACCGGGGCTTCCAGCAGGGTCAGGAAGGCGACACCGTCGACCAGGTCATGCGACAGCACCTCG